CATCATCAAATCTATCATTACACAAAAACGATAGTAAGCATCATCGCTAGGGTTATAGCATTCACTTTTATTTTTGTTTTTGTAATCGCAATAAACTAGGATATATTCATGCTCCCCTATTTCTTTACCGATACAAGGGCAAGCATCATTTTTATATGAGAAATCAGAAAAACCCTCAATTACTGGGAGGGTATCGTCATACCTAGGAAATGCATATTCAATTAGTGACATTTTTATGCTCCCTTTAATAAGTTTTTTAATTCTTGCTTTAATACTTTGGCATCGTTACCCCTAAAGGTTGATGCATTAGCTAAAAAATACATAATGACACTTCGAGCATCATCATAGATATATTTTGAATGAATGTTATCTAGATACTCCATTGCATCTAAATATGGTTTAGCTCCGAAATAGGGTTTTGCCCAAACCCGTTTTATATCTCTTGCAATACTACTGATTGATCTTTTTTCCATTTGCTTATGCTCCCTTGTTTACTGGTTAAAAAAGTGTTGCTATACATACATTTTAATAGTTTGCCTAGTATTTTGGTAAACTAAAAACCCTAATAGGGTTAACCCTGATAAATGGGGGGCAAAATGCCTGTTGAGAATGATTATCAATTAAGCATACCCCTAAAATCGATTTAAACGGGTTTTGGAGGGTTTTGATGGGTTTGCTCATAAGTGCATTGGGAGGGTGTCGATCGTTTAACTGGGGACGATCTGATCGTTAGGGTTTACCCTTACCGGGATGTTGTTTTGCAGCAACACTTTGCTTGTCAATAGGTAAAAACCCTGTGTGTTGTTTTCATACCACGGCCAGGTTTTTAGGTAAAAAAAAACCCTCCAATTGGAGGGTTATAGGGTTTTACCTAATTGCTTAGTGATATTTATAGGAAATATTAGGAATTGATTTATCCCAACAATTGCGACAATCTAAGCATTTTCCGCCTTGCTTATAACTAGGGCATTCTGTGCCAATTGCACTATTAACTAAATGTACTGTGGATGTATTGGAAAATTTTGGAGGGTTACTATCCCTTTTTGTTGCAGATACTCTCACAATTAAATTAGTAGGAAAATCCCCAAAAGTATCTTGATATTGCTTTACTAAATTACTCTCTTTAGTGGGTATCCAAAATTTAGTATTAGGGCATTGCTCCGCAACACTCACAATATTAAGCAAGTGTTGGAATGATTGAATATCTCCGCTATCATGCCATCTAAAATATTGCATTTGTTGCTTATTGATAATAAATACCATAGCGTCAATCCATTGTGGATTTGTAAGGGTTTGATATCTCCGCTCATGAGCAATATCTATTGTTTTGGCATAGCGTACATAATTACCCTTAAGAGCGTAACAATTATGACAAACTGTACCCTCTATTTTTGCAAGCTTTGATCCAGTATTACAACGCTTTGCTGATATTGAATAGCTAGAACATGGCATTTTAGATGGAGCGGATAACCCCCCAACAATTTCTAAAGCTTGTTTAATGGTTTTGATTTGTTGCATACATCCTCCAATTGTTTAGTTAATTAGGATATTGCTCACCTAATACTATAATTTTAAAGCTTTGTGCAATAAATTAGTAAACTAAAAACCCTAATAGGGTAAACCCTAGGTTTTGCCTGTTGATAATCATTCTCATTTGACTATGCCCCTAAAAACCATTTAAACGGGTTTTGGAGGGTTTTACTGGTTTTGCTTACAAGTGCATTAGAGGGTTAGTGATCGTTTAATATGGCACGATCTGAGACTTAGGGTTTACCCTAGGCCAGGTGTTGTGTGAATACAACAGTCACTTGTCAATAGGTGTTTACCCTAATTGCTGTTTAAGTGTCGTATATTTGCAACATGGTCGGTTTGCCTAAATATTAAGCAGATTAGCCCTATACCTCTCGCACCCGCATAAGTCAATAGGTACATTCCCTGATAGGGTAAACCCTGATTGGGCAATTTGCTTATGCACCAACTTGGTGCTGGTCCAATGCACCAGATTGGTGCGCCTGGTTAGTGAGTACTTACTAACTTGCCCCATTGTTAGCGTCCACTAACTTGCTGCATTGCACAACTTACCAATGCACCAGATTGGTGCTGGTCCAAAGTGAGTGAGTGCTTACTTACCAGGTGCACCAGATTGGTGCGCTTGGCAATGTGAGTAAGTGCTAACTTACCTAATGCACCAAGTTGGTGCGGCCGGTAAGTTAGTGAGTGCTTACTTCAATCAGGTGAGTGAGTACTTACTAACTTGTCAGGTTAGAGCGTTGTTATTCTGCAACAAGGCAAAGGGGTGTTGTTTTTGCGCCACACCACCACTTTACGACTCCCTGAGTTTTGGGGCGGGGAGGCTCCAACCAAACCCAAGGTCTTGTCGATTTCCTATACATGTTTTTTGGATATGTATATTTTTTTTAATTTTTTATACATATTGACTGACTTGTATAGTAATAAGACAGGATACGATTTTTATATCGCGGCGCACCATTTTTGCTCTAAGTTTTTGTTTTATAAGGAAAAGTACTGACTTGTATAGTAATAAGGTGACAGGGTACAAAAACGCATCCTGTCTCCAAAACGCTTGTAAGTTATTGTTCTATAAGGGCTGTATAGTAATAAGACAGGGTATCCATAGTATTTCTTTATTTTTTATTTTTAATTTAAAAAAATAAAATAACATATACAGCATAAACTTGGAATTACTGTGGATACTATGGATACCCTGCCTCCTTCTATACAAGTTTGTGGATTTAGGGCGCAACTTGTATAGAACTTGCATAAGTAGTTACATGAAGAGAATCAATCCAGATACCAACCAACCGTTCAAGTACGGCGACAAGCGCGCTGACGGAATGGTATTCTTTAACTACCGTAGCGATAAACTACTCACCGGGTTTCAAGGTGAGCGTTGGTTAACGCCAGCAAAGTTCTTATTGGCTGAAGCAAGGGATCGGTTCCTTAAGCATAAAAAACGACGGCAAGATGGGAAACCCATAAGGATGACAAGAGGCAAGAATGAAAGATTGCGAGATAAAGAAGCCCATGTCTAAGAACTATGTTTACCAGATCAAGGGCATTATGGAACTGCCCAACAAAGAAATCGGTGCGATCCGAGTTGCTATATGCTCAGTTGATATACTTGACTATGTGGATGTGCCAGCAGCCATATTTAACAAAGAGCTTCTTGCCTACCTCAAGTATCGATTGGCAGTAAACAACTATGTCGATGTGCGTAAGTTTCCAGACAAGATCACCAACCAGCTTAGAACCCCACTGAATACCTATCTGGATAACTGGGTGTTGTCTTCCTCCTTCAAGTAATGGCGATTGCTGGAGATACCCCCGTGCCGGTTCCTAGCGGCTGGACGATTGCCTCCCAGCTAAAACCTGGTGACTATGTGTACGGCTCGGATGGACTGCCGCAGAAAGTCTACACTACCCACACCTACACCCCCGCCCAGATGTATTTGGTCACGATGGGGGACGGTGTTGCCATTGAAACGGATCAGCATACCCTCCTGCCGATCAGCACCATCAACAACCGCATCGTAGAGAACAAGTACAAAGGTAAACGCAAGCGCAGAGCCGTCCAGAAGTTTGCCACACCGACCGAACTGCTCGAGCATGGGCTCAAAGGGACGAACAGGAACTGGCTGTTCTCGATCACTAACACAGCCCCAGTGCAGTTCCCTCATGAAGACCACCCTGTACCCCCGTTCATTGCGGGGATGTGGATGACAAGACGCAACCATCAGAGTCACTTCTGCTTAAGGGAAGAGGTTTTGGAGTATGCCCAGAAAGAAATCCGTTCTTGTGGCTGGGCGTTTGTGATGTTGCGTAAGAATTTACTAGAATTGCGCCCCAACATACGCAATTCGTTCTTAACTCGCTACCCTATCATCCCCACCACACTGCCAGTGGACTATTATTTCGGGTCAATTGAGCAACGGATTGACCTTTTGCGGGGATTATTGGTTACAAACCCTAGCGCTTACAACAAAAAGACTGAAGAATTTCTGATTCACAGCAGAGATTTGCGTCATTTGATTAAATTGCAAGGAATTTGTGAATCATTGGGCATGAAAACCCAAGTTTTTGAGAATAAAATCTCTTTCACGCATAGATTACGTTTTAAAACCAACATCGTTCTGCTTCCGTGGCAAAAAGTTGAACCCAATTTGAAAAATGCGGGAAGAAGATCGATTACTGGTGTGGAGCCAATCCGTAGTTCGGCATCAATCCACATCACCACAGAAAAGCCCTTCGTAGTAGGGCAGGGATTTTTACCAATATGGCATTAACTAAACTTCAAGAAACGATTCTTGACAAATTTGCGCAAGCAAACAAGCATTGGCCAAAGGATCAGCTCGATCTAGCGTTATGGCGAGTGCGATGGGAGCTCATGGCACTAGATCATCAAAGGGAACCAGAAGATGGTGAGTACAACACGATGCTGATGCTCGCAGGTCGTGGTGCTGGTAAGACTTACACAGCGTCTAACTGGATTGGAATTCGAGCGTCTCTTTATAACGGCACTCGTTGGTTGGTAACAGCCCCCACTTCAAACGATATTAGAGCAACTTGCTTTGAGGGTGACTCGGGACTGATGAACATCATCCCTCATACGCTCATTGACACCTACAACAAATCGCTGTTTGAAATCCACCTAAAAAACGGCTCGATCATTCAAGGTATACCTGGTTCAGAACCAGAACGGTATCGTGGTAAACAGTTCCATGGTGCGTGGTTTGACGAGTTGGCGGCGTTTGACTACCTAGACGATGCATGGGATCAAGCGCAGTTCACTCTGCGTCTACGGGACAGCCGTATCAAGCGAGTCCAGCAGATTGTTACCACCACCCCCAAACCAAAAGAGCTCATCGTTGATCTGAACGAGGGTAAGGTAGGGGGTGATGTGTATGTGGTGAACGCCAGCTCGTACGACAACCGAGAGAATCTGTCTGAGTCGTTCTTCAACGCCTTGGAGACATACGAGGGCACCGACTTAGGTAAGCAAGAGATCTATGGTGCGATCCTTGACCCCGAGGATGCGGGTATTGTCAAGCGTAAGTGGTTGAAGATGTGGCCAGCCAAACAAGCCACGCCAATTCTTGAGTATGTGATTGCCAGCTACGACCCAGCAACCAGTGAGAAGACGACTAACGACCCGACTGCTTGCGAAGTGTTCGGTATCTTTGAGCACCCAGACAAAGGCACTTGTGTTATGTTACTGGACGCATGGGATACGCACATGTCTTACCCCGAGTTGCGTAAGAAAGTGATCAGCGATTTTAAAGAAGTGGTGTACGGATCAGACAACGACTTCGCTAAAGGGCGAAAGGCTGACCTCATACTGATGGAAGATAAGTCCGCTGGTATTTCACTGATCCAAGAGCTCCAAGGCTCGGGTGTACCAGTGCGAGGATACAACCCCGGCAAAGCGGATAAGGTGCAGCGATTGAACATTGTGGCACCGCTCATTGCTAAAGGGAAAATTTACATTCCAGAAGATCCAGACATCCCCGGCGAATTTGCACCATGGGCAAAACGACTCATTAGGCAAGTCTGCTCGTTCCCAGAGGCGGGTGGGCATGATGACTATGTGGATGCCCTATCACAAGCACTGAGGGTGCTCAGAGACTCTGGTTGGATCCAGCTTGACATTCTGCCAGCAAGAGACTATGGTTACTCAGATGATGAGAAAGCCAAGCAACGGTACAACCCCTATGCAGCATAGGGCGGAAACAGCCCCCAGTTTGCATAAGTAGTAATAGATCATGGCACTCGACCTACTTAAAACCCCCTACGAATTGCTGTTAGAGCAAGCTGGCTATCCACGGATGCAAGCAGGTGGACAACCGCCGAGAAATGCATCACTAATGGCAATGGCTTCTAGATATGGTGGTTTGGGTGGTGCGGGTCAAAGCGTAGATATGACCTCATCCAATCCAATCAATGTGTATCGTGCAGATCCTACTGGCAGATACGGCGGTAAAGATCGCATGGAAACCCGCCCAACGGTGCTAGACAAAACAACCCTTCAAGATTACATTAAAGCCATGCGTGAGGGAGAAGCCCTCGGTGTTCCTCAGTTAACTCAAGATCAATTAGCAAGAATGGCATTAGTAGAGGGTCGTAGCGACTTTGGTTTTAATGCTTTAAATGAAGACAACAAGCTGGCTATGAAGAAAGCACAACTCTTGCAAGAAATGGGACACAATCGTGTGCCTGCTGACTTTGCTGCAGCCTTGTATGACAAGCAAAAAGTAGCTGAAAGAATTAACAAACCGTTCCAAGAAGTATGGAACGGTACAGGTCGTTCTGGAATGACAGGCAGAACAGGAGCCCAACACAACGATCGATATAACGAGTTTGGTTACGCTGTTGACCATCCTAAAAATGCAGACTTGATGCAAGCCATCAATGAGGCGTATAATTATCAACCACCAGTCAAACAAACTCTAGGTGCCAATGAGTACGCCGATCCGATGGGAAGTTACATTCCTACAATCGAGCAAAACAAACCTGGTAGACTGTATGCAAATGGTGGTGCAGTAAAACCTAAAACCTTTCATGACATAAGCAAGTTGCTTATTCAAAAACATCTTGGAAAATAATTAATGGCTCTACCTCAACTACCCGTCCAAGCAGGCTCAAACCTTGCATCATTGGAGCGAGATAAGGATATTGAACAGACGCAATTAAGCGAACAAGAAATTGAAGCTTACGAAGATGCGTTAGGTTTACAAGGCGATGATAAGACGCTAGACGAAGAAGTAATTGAGTTAGATGATGGCTCAGTCATTATTAACTACACACCTACAGAAGGCCCGTTAAAGAATCCAGAGTTCTATGCTAACTTAGCAGAAGAAATGGACGAAGGTGTCTTAGATGGCTTGGCTACTGAGTTTATTGAACTCATTGATGTTGACCGTGAAGCTCGTGAAGATCGAGATAAACAATACGAGGACGGTTTACGCCGCACTGGTTTAGGTAAGGACGCACCTGGAGGCGCAACCTTTGATGGTGCCTCTAAAGTCGTTCACCCCGTAATGGCAGAGTCATGCGTTGACTTTGCTGCTAGTACTACCAAAGAATTACTCCCACCAGATGGCTTAGTTAAATCCTACATCAAGGGCGAGACAGACAAGAAGCGTGAACAGACTGCTGAACGTAAAGCAACTTTCATGAACTGGCAGTTAACCGAGCAAGTAGTTGAGTATCGTGACGAGATGGAGTGTCTCCTAACCCAGTTACCCTTGGGTGGATCACAGTACCTCAAATGGCGTTATGATTATGAACTGCGTCGTCCTACGACAGAGTGGGTTCCAATCGACAACATTCTGTTGCCATACGCTTCAAACAATTTTTATACTTCCGCTCGTATAACGGAAGTGCAAGACATCACTGGTGATGTTTACCAACAACGAATTGACCAAGGCATTTATCGTGATTTAGAAGATGGTTACATTTCAGATCTAGGTCCAGAAGAAATGACCCGTTCGCAAAAAGCGAACAATAAAATTGAAGGTAAAGAAAAACCAGAGAAGAATGTAGACGAAGTACGTCGCATTTTTGAAATTACTTGTTTTTTACGGCTAGAAGAAGATGAAGAAACTGAAGGCAAACGTGCTCCGTATATTCTCACAATTGACGAATCGTCTGGCAAAGTATTGGCTCTATATCGAAACTGGGCTTACGGAGATGAAAAGCTCGAGAAGCTGGATTGGTATGTCGAGTTTAAGTTTATTCCTTGGCGTGGTGCTTATGCTATCGGTCTGCCACACCTCATAGGAGGCTTGTCAGCGGCTCTCACAGGCTCGCTACGCGCTTTATTGGACTCTGCCCATATCAATAATGCGGCGACCATGCTCAAGCTCAAGGGCGCAAAGATGTCT